TTTCTGAGGACCTGTCCGATTGCCAGCGGAAGAATAATCTGCGCCTGCAGGAAGATCTGAAGACTCGCTACTACAACGCACCGGATTTGGAATGGGTCGGCAAAAACGGTTGGCGTTTTATCAACGCAGTCTCTGATTTTGCCACCCACGCAGACCCTCTCCGCAAGACCAAAAACTACAACGAAAACCTGTTCCTGCGCACCGCAGAGGGCAACCCCATGATCGACAAAGCCTACAAGATGGTGCTGGCAGCAGCATAAAGGAGCAAGCCATGAATGATGTAAACAACCGCATTTTCAGGGAATTCACGGAATTTTTTGACAACGTTGAGAAGAGTGCTTCTGAAATCAGCGTTACCATGGCTTATGAGATCACGATGAAAAGTACCATCAGCACCGCCATTATTGTTTTGGAATCCGAGGGCAGACTGGAGGAGCGCTACTGGAACCATCTCAGGGTACAAAATAATATTCTGGATTTTCTTTATGATCTGTGGGTTGGCTCTTGCCATTCGTTAGCTGCCGACTTTTCCACCATCATGAAAGACTTGGTGGAATATGACTTCATTCTTGCCGAATCTATTATGAAAGAAAGGATGCAAAGCGCATGAAAAGATTGATTTCAACTTTGAACCTGTCCAAAGAGGATTGGCTCCGCTACCGCAAGTGCGGTATTACCGGCACCGATGCAGGTGCCATTCTGGGTGTAAATCCCTATCGTTCTGCTTTTCAGGTTTACTGCGACAAAAACAGCGAAACTATTGAGAACATCGATAATGAGGCTATGCGCCAGGGACGCGATCTGGAAGATTATGTCGCACAACGCTTCACCGAAGCAACCGGTCTGAAAGTACGCCGTGCAAATGCCATCTACCAAAGTGAGGAACATCCACTGCTTCTGGCGGACTTTGACCGTTTGATCGTTGGACAGAAGGCCGGGCTGGAGTGCAAAACGGTTTCACCGTTCTCTGCGGATAAGTGGGCAGATGGAAAAATCCCTGCACATTACATGGCTCAGGTCAATCACTATCTGGCTGTCAGCGGTTTTGACTGCTGGTACATTGCTGCTCTGATTTTCGGGAAGGAGCTGGTGATTCACAAGATCACAACCGACAAAGAAGTTCTGAACAACCTCATTGCCAAGGAAGAGCACTTCTGGAAATACAACGTGATGCCCGAAATTCCGCCTGTACCTACCGGAAGCGAGGGGGATACACAGCAGATCAATCAGCTGTACTCTGCAGATGATAGAAACAAAACTGCCGATCTGAATCCCATCCGTAATCTGTTGGACAAGCGGCAGGAGCTTTCTGATCAAATCGAGCAGATGGAACAGGAGAAAACAGCTATTGAGCAGCAGGTCAAGCTACAAATGCAGGATGCCGCTTATGGCACAGCACCGGGCTATAAGGTATCGTGGGTATCCTCCGAAAGTAAACGGGTAGACTCCCAGCGTTTGAAGAAAGAACAGCCCGATATTTTCAATCGGTACAGCAAGAATGTAAGCAGCCGCAGGTTTACCATTATCCATGCAGCATAATTTTTGTACGCCTATAGGCACACAAAATTCGCGCTTCAGCTATTTTTATTTAATAGAAAAGCACAATACTGTTTACACAACAATAATTGTATGCTAAGATAAGAATATGAGGTGATGCACGATGGTTCTGCGCAAAAGTTATTTGGATAAGATCATTCCTTTTATCGATCAGGATCTGATTAAAGTTCTGGTTGGAATCCGGCGCTGTGGAAAAACAGTCCTTCTCGGTCAGATCAAGGACGTGCTCCTCCAGCGCAACATTCCCGCACAGAACATTATTCAGGCCAATTTTGAGTCCATGCGCTTCCGCAACACCCGTACTGCAGAAACGCTTTACGACTACATCGCAGAAAAAGCGGAAGGCTGCACCGGCAAAATTTATATTCTTCTGGATGAGATTCAGGAGGTGGAGCGCTGGCAGATTGCAATCAATTCTCTTCGTGTCGATTTCGATTGTGATATTTACCTGACCGGCTCCAATTCCAAGCTGCTTTCCGGCGAACTGGCAACCTATCTTTCCGGACGATACATCCAGATTCAGGTTTTCCCCTTTTCGCTGGCCGAAGCAAAACAGCAATGCATTGAAAACGGAACCTATACTTCGGATGAAAAGCTCTTCGCAGACTATTTGAAGTACGGCGGTTTTCCGCAGCGTTTCTTCCTCCCTGACGATCATTCAATCACCACCTATCTGGACGATCTTTACGAGGCTATCATTGTCCGTGACATCATGCTGCGCCACAATATTCGCGAACAGACCGCATTACGTAATGTCCTTGCATTCCTGCTGGACAATATCGGCAATCCGTTTTCTGCCCGTAATATCAGTGGACGCATGGTTTCGGAAGGAATCAAGACAACCACTGCTACCGTACTGAACTACGTTGATTATTTCAAGGAAGCCTTTATCCTTCTGAATGCAAGCCGCTATGATATCAAAGGAAAAGCGCTCCTGTCCAGCACAGAAAAGTACTATGCAGTCGATCTTGGCCTGCGGAACGTTATCAAGAAAAGCGAAAAACTTGACAGCAACAAGCTGTATGAGAACATCGTATATCTGGAAATGCGGAGCCGTGGCTATGAAGTTCAGGTCGGCAAGCTGGACGACACCGAAATTGATTTTATCTGCTACCGTGGAGATGAAAAGCTCTATATTCAGGTTGCTTACCTGATCACTCCCGCCGATGAAGAACGGGAGTTCGGTAATCTTGAGCGGCTGCACGACAACTATCCTAAGTATGTTATCAGTGGTGATTTGATGAATTTAAGCCGAAACGGAATCATTCATCGAAACATCATTGATTTTCTGCTCAATCCGTAATTTTCACATCATGGGGCACAACAGTTGACGCTGTTGTGCCCTTTTTTCTTTATCAGAATTGGAGGCATTCTTATGGAAAATCCATTCGTAAAATTATTTGCTATCGACTTCAAAGATCATCTGGAAGTCAAAAAGTCCGGCAATACCGAGCTGAAATATGTAAGCTGGGCGTATGCCTGGGCAGAGGTGAAGAAGCTGTATCCCGCTGCCAGCTACGAGGTCAAGAAATTCAACGGCCTGCCCTATGTTTATGACCCCATAACCGGCTTCATGGTGTATACCTCGGTCACGATTGAGGGCGTTTCGCACGAAATGTGGCTGCCTGTACTGGATGGCGCAAACAAAGCCATGAAAGCTGTGCCTTACACCTATACCACCCCGAAATGGGACTACAATCCGCAGACCCGCCGCCGTGAAAAGGTCGGCATGGAAGAGCGCACCGTAGAAGCAGCATCCATGTTCGATGTGAATAAGGCTATCATGCGGTGCTTGGTAAAGAACCTCGCTATGTTTGGTCTGGGCCTGTACGTTTATGCCGGAGA